CGCCTCCGGAAACAGCGTGGCAAAGGTTACACCGACTGATGACGATGTAAGACCAACGCCTACGATAGTGAAGGTCTCAGACATATTTATTCCGTGTGTAGTTGGTTCAGGCCCTCGGGACGATTTAACAAGAAGGCATGTCGAGGATGGTTCCCGGGGCCTGGAATAAAAAACCTGGCGACAAGCCAGGAAGATGAGGGTAAGGCAGTGTCGGCTCTCTGGCCGAAGGGTCCCAGGTAGTGGGTTTGGTTTGTGGTGGCCGGCGCTGCTATCCGGCATTCACGGCTATCGCTTTACGACGCCATCAGGACATTCACCACAACGGACAGAGCACTCATGACTCGCATCATGTGGCGCAACCCCATGGCAGGGAGTCGAACCCTACAAATGCTCTTTCCTGTTGTGCACTCCGTTTCGTGGAGCGGACGGCATAACGTATTCGCGAATTCAGTTATGCACCTGATGCAAGATAAAGCCGCCGCGATGACGACTTGTTTTGCTGATGGCTCGCCTGGCTGGATTCGAACCAGCGACCAACCGCTTAGAAGGCGGTTGCTCTTTCCTCTGAGCTACAGGCAAATAAAAAGCCCAAGGCGTTAACCTCGGGCTTGCTTGAATTCTTTGTGTCGACAATCAAAGCTATGGCGACGATATCAGATTTACATGAAATATATGCGTTTCAGTTCGGTTTTGCAAGTCTGAAGTGATTAGCAAGTCTAAATGCTATATCGGCTCTTTTTAAATCATCATAGAGACCTAAATACTCCCGTTTTCCATCGATGAGAATCTGTGCCTGCCACTTTTTTGCTCTTTTGTTATAATAAATACCCTTGCTACCTGATGTGTTATTTTTATAGATACCAGTGTTAAGAGAGTTAAGTTGGCTGGTTGCTTCTCTAAGATTGGCAATCCTGTTGTCGTCTCTTATTCTGTTTATGTGATCGATCTCTTTTTCTGGCATATATCCGTACACGTAGAGCCATGCAAGGCGATGAGCATGATAAAGTTTCCCAGAAATTTTTATTTGCACATAGCCAAGAGAATTTTTGCTTCCAGCAACGCTTCCTACAACCACCTTCTGCCTTTTCACTGCCCATGAAAACAAACCAGAAAAGGCGTCGTACTTAAGAATAGATTTAAGAGTTTCTTGGTCCATTACTTATATCCTCTCAAATCTAAATTTGTCGTCTTTTGTTGTGAACGCGATCGCGTTACTGAGATAAGCGCACCGCTATCGAGTCGCTTAAAGCTGTTACGCATTGCCAGCCAGTGAGGCAGATACGTTTCCGTCCAGGTCGATTTCGCCACGCCAGCCAGCTCTGCCAGCGCCTGATATTCGTACGTCTCACGCCCTGCCAGCTCCGCTTTAACGTCCTGCGCCGCCAGCCAGATAAGCTTCTTCAGGCGCTCCATCGTCTTGCCAGCCACCTTCTTCGCGCCGAGCTGCTCCCGGAACTCTGCCCACGCCCACTGAGTGATCGCCACCTGGTACTCGAACCGGATATTCTCGCTGTAGTTCCACAGCAGCCAGGCTTTTTGATGCTCTTCCAGCGATAGCACGGCGCGGCGCCAGGATGCGGTCACGAACTCAACCGGGCCCACCAGCGCGATGGATGATCCCTTCGCGCGGGACTGGCTGCCGCTCATCGCCGGGCCGTCAGGGTTAACTTTTCGGCCGGTGACCGGGTCGGTGATTTTCTTACGCCCCCGGCTGCGCGCCGTCGCGGTGAACTGCGCGTTCTCGGCGAAAGCTACCAGCTGCCCTTTCGTCGCACCGCTCAGATCTGCGGTCGCCACAATGAGCTGCTGACGTACGTATTCCAGTTGCTGACTGTTCATGCGGCTTCCTTCTGTGGCTGGTTTGTTTTGGTCTGGTTGTGCTTTGCTACTGGCGGCATGCTGGCGCGCTTAACGCTTTCTGCCTGGTACCGGAGGAAGTCGGTATAGTTCATGCTGCCTCCCGCTGTTTCAGTGCTTTGAGCTTGGCGCGGTACTCATCCCGGATCCGGATGAAGTCTTCACGGCGGTAGTTGGTCATTTCGTGGGGACCATTGAGCCAGTCGACGTATTCCTGGCCGTAACGTGCGACCAAACCAGCTTCGTATTGCTGCGCGACCGTCGCCTCTTTGGCGGTGTACTTGCCGGCCCCGGCATTGCAGGATTTGCACTGCTTATGCGCGTTGCGTTCTTCAAATCGCAGCTCAGGGTTAGCACCGACCGTCTTGAAGTGGCCACAGTCCCACTGGCCGCCGTGCAGATCGGGAGGATTGGTCTCGCCGCAGCTGATGCATGGCAAACCAGCATCACGCGCGCGGATGTAGGCGTTGAATGCCTGCTGAGCCTGCGCCTTGTAGTAACCGGCAGGCCGTAGCTCTGCCAGTCGCTCCTTGCGGCGTTTGCGCCCTGCTTTCTCGGCTTCCTTCTGCTCTTTGATGCGCTTAGCCGCGGCCTTGACCTTCTCCTTTTCGCGCTCTTCCATCGCGAGGATTGCGCCGTGCTCCGGGCTGCACCAGCGGATCCGGATGTCGTGGAATTTCGGCACGAAGTATTCACCGCATACTTTGCACTTACGGCGGGATGGTTTACGCATGATTCCTCCGAGCCGCTAGACGCAGCCATTTCTTATCGACCAGACGGGCGGTGTAGTCCTTCAGGGTCGGGATGTCGGACGGCTTAACCGCTGGCTTGCGCTGACGGCGAGTCGGAACGCGGAAGATTTCGTTTGTGATGACGCGTGCGAGAGGATTACCCATGGGAAGTCCTCCACTCTTGCGCCCAGGCGATGCGCTTACTGGATGCTTCGGAGAACCTCACACCGCGGTCGGTGCCGAACCAGTAAATCGCCTCGATCACGTCGACCATGTAGCGCTTGCTGGATTTGGATGTGCGGACGCCGAAATAAACGCGGCCGCCGTTGATGCCCGGCGCGGATTTCTGCTCGCTCTCCGGGTCCTGTATCTGGCTAACCAGAACAGTGATCAAGTCCTTCCATTCCTTCGGTTCAAGCCTTTCTCCGTGCCAGACGACTTGGACAGAGAGATCTTTCAGAAGCGGCCACATCAGACGGTTCTGTTTGTCTGTGCGTGTCTCTTCCCTGATCTCGACAACCATCGGCGCGCGAGGATTTACCGGAAGATTTCGAATGTATTCAATGAGGTTGTGTTTAACAGTGTCGTTAACGATGCAAAAGTTCTGCTTCATGCGCCACCTCCGAGAGGTAACGCAGAATGCAGAAAATCGCAGGTGCATTTCTGCATCTGTGGCAAGGTGAGGAGTTCAGATTGTGGTCGCATTTAAGTCCCCTTAAATGCGCAGAAGTCACCGGAGTTGTTCAGGCTCCGATGACATGATTATGGCTGGATGATTTTACAAAATCAAATGGGTGAAGCTTTCTTTTTTAACTTCAATGTTGGCGCTTTCTCCTTCGATTTATTCTCACTTTCAAATGCGTCTTTTGCATTGTTGCATCCGCATTGATGGCAAACATAGTCGCCACTCCACCCTCTGCGAGTAACCTCTTTTCCGATAGCGGTTGAACCACATTCAGGACAGACCATAACACCCTCCGGTTTGAATTTAACTGCACTATGATGGTACCAATTCAAATCCGGAGGGAAAGCCAATTTACAAAATAATCGTTTTATTTCAATAGCATAATATTGTTTAAAGGAATTTCTCACACACGACGTGATTATTGATAGGCATTACCGTACATCTGGCTTTGGTGCTGCCGAAATCATCGCCGCCCAGCACAGCTTCGCGCGGTGCGCCGCCTGCTGGCACCCACTCATAGCGTCGTACGCTTCCCATACCTTCTCGTCACTAAAGCTCTCATTAGGCTCTGATTCTAACCCATTGACGATCATGTCTTCTGTCGGCTCAACCGGAACCGCCACCCACCCTTCTGGCAACTTGTAAGCCGTCGTTACAGGTTCGGATTTACCCTGATTTATGCCGGTGGGCGACTCGGCGTTTTTTGGTGAATAATCCAGTTCTGGCGCGGTCTGCATAGTGGTTGGCGACTCGGCGTTTTCGGCACCCTGAAGCATGGCGGCGCGGCAGGCGTTCCATCCATCCGCGTACGAAACCTCGCAGCAAACACCTCCCTGGTCATCCATCGCATCAGGCACAGATACCGGCGCTGATGGGGCGGTGATATTAGCGAATGCTGCCCGAAGTCCAATCATGATGTCTTCGATATCATCGTTACCTATACCGCCATCGTTGAGGGCATGATGAAAATCCATCGCCATAGCAAAGGTGACTTCAACAGGCTCCGCTTCGAGCGATGCCAGCGCGATACGCAGAGCAGCCAGCGTGTTGCTGTCGTCTTCGTCCAGGCCGAACGGGATTTCATTGCGGGCAGCTTCCATTGCTGCGATTTTCTGCGAAAGCCATTCTTTGGTTAGTTCGCTCATAGGTTCACCTTCCTGAAACTGCGTCTGATATCATGGTCCGAATAGCTCCGAGACGGCTGAACTGCATCGTTTTGATAGACCAGCACAAAACTTTTACCATCGTTAGAGATGTATTCGATGATGAATCTGTTTCCGGTGTGGATGCTCTCGATAATGTCACCCTGTTTCATCCTCACTCTCCTTTAGGGCTGCTGGCGGCGATTTTGATACCAGCGTCAACGCAGGCAATACGGAATGCTGCTTGAAGTTCCCGCGCAACGTCTGGCACATAGCCGTCGAAGGTTGGCATTTCGACGGTTATATTTTCTGCGGCTTCCAGATCATCCAGCAGCGCCAGCACGGTTTTTGGGTTAGCTGCGGCGATGAACTCAGTATTGCGCTGCCCAACTTCATCCCAGGCAATATGGCATTCCCCGTCGTATTCTTCCTGAATGCATGCCGACGTAGAGTTGAGTGTATCCAGCAGGATTTGATTATTTTCGTCGTAGACAGCATAAGATGTGAAACCTTCCACGCAGTCTTCGCCCGAACCATATGCTCCTTCATTACCGCACGAGTCTGACCACCACTCTCCCTGCGTCGCTTTCTCTGCTTTCCAACGCAGCGCCTGTTTGTCGATGTTGCTCATTGGGCGGCTCCTTCAAATTGGTAAGAAATTTTAATTCCCAGCTTTTTAGCCATGGCATGCTCAGCGACAGCACCTTCCGACTCTTGCCACCCATGCAGCATGTGAATGGCGTCGGCGCAGCGAAGCATCGCCAGGCAGATGTCCATATACTCACGCTGAGATAAACCATCCGGGAGCGTCGCCGGATTTAATGCCACATGACCACCTGATAACATCTGCTGTGCTACTGCGTTAAACATCGGACGGTTGTAATTTTCGTAACCCGTCATTGGTCCTGCGATGTAAATTTTCATACCCCTGCCCTCCCGTACTTGTCTGATAACTCGCCCATTTGCCTGTGGATTTCCGCAAGGTCACACCCTGCGCACCCCAGAGCTTCGGCTATGAGTTCTTCCTGTTCTTTGGATGGCCCCGCCTGGAGAATCTGATTAAGTTTCCTGTTCGATACGCCGCAGTGCCTGGCGATGCTGATGAGCGTTACACCGTTACCCTTCGCCATGGTCCTAACCATCAAGCGATAATCACTCCATTCGCTCATACCCATACCCTCCCCCAAACCATCAATACTCGCTTCATAGCCGCGCTGTTGCGGCACTCCTGAAATATTCCATTGGTGCAGCTGCGCGCGGTACCGTCCTGCTCTTCCTGCGTCGCCAGGCGATAAGTCACCGTTCGCCAGACCTTGCTAATCCGGACAATCTTCCGGGCCCGCTCCAGATCGATAGCGTTCTTCGTGATGCAGTTGATGGTCATGCCGCACTCTGTGGCCACATCCTTCGCGGTAAAGGTCCGGTGCGTTTCGAGATAACGCAGAATTGCCTGTTTGCCTTTCATCGTCTTAGCACTCATAGTCAGCCTCCTGTTGCATCTGGCCGCTGTAGGTGAAATCTACCGGGTCCAGGCCGGAGTAGCGGCTGCTGAAGTGGTAGGTCTTTTCTGCCCCCGGCGCATGGCGGGACTTCACACAGATGATTTCGGTAATGCCTTTCAGTTCGGTGTTTTCGTTGTACTTCTCATCCCGGTAAACCATGAAGATCACATCTGCCTCCTGCTCAATAACGCCAGACTCTCGCAGGTCTGCCGCAACGGGACGCTTATTAGCGCGCTGCTCCAGGTTTCGGTTCAACTGGGCCAGAGCGATGACCGGGCAACGCAATTCTTTCGCCAGGTTCTTCAGGCCAGTGGCGATCTCCCCTACGCTGCGGTTCATGTTCTCCGGGTCTGACATCCGCATCTTCTGGAGATAATCGACGATTACCACGCCCAGTCCGCCCAACTTCTTACTCATACGCCGCGCTTCCGCACGCACCTGGTGAACGCTCAGGGATGGCTTGTCATTGATGTAGATCGGAGAGTCGATGAACTCCTTCATGCAGTGACTAACCTTTCCCCATGCCTCGTCCATTTTTCCGCTAACCTTGCTCAGCAGGTCTTCTTTGCTTACCCGCGCCCGGTGGAAAGCGACTCGCTCAGAGATTTGTTCCACTGGCATCTCGAGACTGAAGAACAGCACCGGCTTTTTGTTTTTCAGGCCTACGGTTTCTGTCACTGTGGTGCTAAACATGGTTTTCCCCATGCCAGGGCGCCCGCCAACGACGATAAAATCCGTATTGTTGAATCCTCCGAAAGCGCTATCGATGGTCGACATGCCGAGCTCTGTTTTATATTTCCAGATGTCGCCATTGATGATCGCCTGGATTGTTTCCAGCGACATGTCGATGCCAGTGGTGATGTGTTCAGTTCCGTAGTCAGCGCTGTGCTCAATTCCAGAGATGTCGGCCTGAATGTTGCCAATGATGTCAGCAATACCCTCGGTCGTTGGTTCGGACAGCTTCTGGATCCCAACCTGTAACGCCATGGTCATACGGCGACCAAGGTACATTTCACGAAGCTTTTCGCAGTAGGCTGCAAGGTTGGCGAAAGACGGAGTGTTTTTGCTGCATTCAGCCAGGTAAGCGAAACCACCCGCACTCTCAAGCACCCCGAGCTGCTCAAGATCGCTGGTCAGCGTAAGCAGGTCTATCTTCGAACCGGATTCGTTGAGTCGCTTATAGGACCGCAGAGCCACTTTATGGGGCGTTGCTGTGAAGTGGTCCTCAGTCAGGCCCTCAATCGCATCGGTAGCCATGTCGGCGCCATCTGCGCGACCTGCTGCAAGCATTATTCCGCCAATGACGGCCTGCTCAACGTATAAATCAATAAAACGGCTCATGCTTTGACTCCCTTGCGCTCACGGTGCTCGTTGATGGCCTGCTCGTAGACAGATCCCCAGTTCTTCGGATTCAGTATCCAGTCGAGAGTCAGCCATGGCTGATCGCCTCTGGTGCCGAACAGGGAAGACTTGCTAATCAGCTCGAAGGCCATTCCCATGTGCTTCAGTTCTCGCCAGTTGCCCTGGGTGGTTTTGCCGTTCCACACAGCTTCCAGGTCTCGATAGGCCGGACGGCGGCGGTTCCACTCATGCAGTGAAACGGCCTTCGAAGGGAATTTTTCATTCCAGAGCTTGATGATCTCTTCGTGCGGACAGGCTGCCGGATTGCTTCCCTGACCATCCGCCCATATCAGGGCGTCTGACAGGTATCCATCAAAGCGGGTCATACGGCACAGGTTTTCTGGCTTGAAGCTGTGACCCCAGTTCACATGGGCCCAGCGGATAACGAGTTTCAGCTCTTCAGCTGTGTAGCACTGGTCTTTGCTCTTCACCGTGGAGAGAGCTTTCTCAAAAGGTGCCAGCGCAGCACAACGACTACCGGTTAGCTCGTTGAAGTAATCCATCACTTCCTGAGCGAGTGAGTTTTCCCCCTGGGGGGATTTAGGGGGATCTTTTCTTTCTTTCTTTTGAATAGTTTCTTTTGTGTTTAGCTGAGTTGGCTTATGGGTATTAGCTGACTTGGCTAATGTTTCATTAGCTGTTTCGGCTAATGATTTGCCATTTTGGCTAATGCTAAAATTCCAGTCAGAAATCACCTTATTCACCCCGATCGCCAGGCCGTTGGTAACGATGATGTTCATTGCAATCATCTCGTTCTTGGCCTTGCAGACATGCGTATGGTGAATGCCGGTCATTGCTGCAATCTGGGTATTGGTAATGCGGTCAAACTTTTTCCCGAACCCGTAAGTTTTGCGGATCACCGCCAGAACGACCTTCAGCTGGCGAGCCGTTAAATCAGCAGCCATAACCGCTTCCAGCAGCTCGTTAGCGATGCGGGTATACCCATCATCGATATCTGCCACCTGACGCTCCACGACCGTTACAGACGGTCTGAAAGGTATTACTTTTGCGAGGTTACCCACGGCCACTCTCCTTACGTTTCAGTTCTTCCAGGATGGCGCGCATCTTCTCTGCCACAATCGGATTAACCGAGCGGATGAAGAGGTCGCGGGTTATGTTTTTATGTACAGCGGTATGGTAATAGCGTGGATTTTTTGCCATTATTCCTCCTGCAACTACTGTCGTTTTTGCACCAGAAAGTCGGTTCTGTTCGCGCAGACCGGCTTTCGCCATTTCTGTAGTTCTCACATACCCCCCAGCATTGAAGTGACCATGGCCATCAGCGGCGCGGTCAGGTCCGGGTCGACACGGAACATCTCTACGATCCCCTCACTGAGTTCCTTGAGCTTCTGGTGACGCGGGGCGTTCATCGCAACGGCCACTTTCGCCTCACTCGTTTCCTTCTCAAGTCGTGCTAAGCGGGACATGAAGCTGTCCTCTGGGAGAAGTCGATGGCGGTACTCCAGCGGCAGGACGGCCATGATTGCCGGGGCCAGCTGGCGAATGTTGTTGGCGGCGTATTCGGTGTCGCCATCAATCCAGCGGAATACCTTCTGCATCTGGCGGTGCGAGTCAGTCGGGATATCCAGACCGGTGCCGCCGGTTGCCCGCCACTCTTCAACAATCAGCGCCGCGACAAATTCACGGCTGCGGCAATCAGCTGCCCAGGCGCGAACAGCTGCACGAATCCCATCGATGTTTAACGCCCTGGAATCAGGTTCCCGGCGATTCTGGTAAATCATCGCAGTTGGCGAAAATTTGTTACCTTGTTGATACGCAAGTGAATGCATTGCTTTCCCTTTCGTTGTTAAGGCCGCCGTTAAGCGGCATGGTTGTCAGGGTGTGGAAAGATGGACGGCAGATCCGGGCGGAATTCATGAGCCTGGATTTCACCACCAACCGCTTTCACCAGCTCAGGAACGTGAACTGGGGAGATGCGTTTCTTTCCGTTAAGCCAGTCGCAGATAGTGGACTGAGCTTTGCCGCAACGTTTTGCCAGTTCTTTCTGGCTGCCAGCGATGGCGATCGCTTTCTCTACTGCGGAGTTCTTCTCTACTGTTGGGGTCTTCATAATCACCTCAGCTATCAGTTTAAAGCGATTATGGTTATCACTTTAGCGAATGTCAATCGCATAGGCGATTTTTTGCTAAATAATCGCTTGAGCGATAGAGTTAAAGGAGTCATTAACAGAGGTGAATATGGGATTCTCGGAGCGCTTAGCGCAGGCAATGGAAAACGCTGGATATACACAGGGTCGATTAGCTAAAGAGGTCGACATGGCTCAGTCCAGCGTAAATAAGTTACTAAAGAATGCTAAAGGCTCTCGAAAAACCGTTGAGATTGCCTCTGTACTTGGTGTTCGCCCTGAATGGCTTTCTACTGGTGAGGGGGAAATGGCTGCCGGTGGCGCCAGAGAGCCAACTGCGCTATACCAGGTTAAGCCGTCACTGAATGGGATTTATCGCGTGGATGTACTCGACGTTAAAGCCAGTGCTGGGCCAGGCACACTGGTAACCAGCGATTTCATTGAAACTATCCGGGCCATCGAATACACAACTGAACAGGCGCGCGCTTTATTTGGCAACCGGCCAGCTACGCACGTTAAAGTCATTACCGTGAATGGCGACAGTATGGATGGGACTATTTCGCCTGGTGATCAGATCTTCGTTGATACCGGCGTTACGCATTTTGATGGTGACGGGGTGTATGTCTTTGTCTTCGGAAAAACCCTCCATGTTAAGCGTCTTCAGATGCAGCGTGACCGCCTGGCAGTAATATCCGATAACCCGATTTACGAAAAATGGTACGTCGAACCTGAGGATGAGGACGCGTTCTACGTGATGGCGAAGGTGTTGCTCAGACAGTCCATCGACTATAAGCGCTTCGCATAGCCCGGCTCCCGGGCTAGCATCTCCAACCCTCTTTAATCAACTTTTCACGTATATCCTCTATACGCTGAAACTCCTTTCTTTTTTTCAGGATGACTGACAACTGAGAGTACCCATAATGTGACGGAGGATAAAATTCACTGGGATACTTATTTCCAGTTAACGATTCGTACTCTTCCACCCTTTTGTCATGAGCATGACGCAAAGCCGGAAACGCCAATTCAGATAGCGCAATCATTTGTTCGCATAAATGCTCGGCCCTTGCGAGGTTATCGCCCTCTCCCCTCAGCTTGTAATATTTCTTGATATCCTCCTGAAGTCCAAAGTGAACCTGAACGATCTGCTCTGGGCTTAGCCAGCGGAGCTTATCAACCCATTCTTTATGGTCCATGCGTATCCCCCTCCAAAAAAAATCAGCATACCACGTAAATAAATTTCAATAAAAATCGCTTTAACAATCATGCAATTATAGCTTTATCGATGATAAATATCGTTTTGGCGATTGACTCAAATAATCGCTTTAGCTATTGTTAGTTCATCGAAACGAAACATCGACAGCTGAGCGAAGTTAGCCAGCGGCGGACAGCAAGTCGCCTGCTTTTTAACAACATGCAGATTTACAGCGTCAATGACCTGTTAAGACCCCCACACGAAAAAGTGCTGTATCACCGGGTGCGATCCGGTCGGTGAGAGAGTATCCCCGCGCGAGAGCGAGAACGGCGTGAGAACGGGCAACACTGGCAGGGAGTTGGCGCTTAATGAACAAATCTTAGCTGCCTGGCTGGCAACCTACTGCCAAAAACACAGCTTTCCCCGCATGAGAGGCTAACTGCGGGGCGCGGACTCGACGCGTAGTACAGGTGTAACCCGCAACACGAAGTTCGAGTGGCGTCCGTCTGGTAAGTGGCTACGGCCTGCAACTGGATGAAACGCCAAGGGTGACAGCCGGAGAGACGGCTCACAACGAAAAGAGCGCTGGCATGCAAAAAATAATCTCGCAGCCATTGCAGTACCAAAAGCCAGGATGGAATGGCAAAACGCGGTAGTGCTCTTTTCGTTGTGGCGAAGTGCTTTGGGGTGTGGTGGCGGTGTCCTCAAGCGAGGTGCAACGCTAGCAGTGTGATAAGACCTGAAAACCGGCTGGGCAGATAGTTGTTTGCCAATACAGAAAACAGGGCGTCAGGAAGTAAGTGAGAGTGGCGACTCAGTGCCAGTCCACCACACCGACCAAAGCATTTCTCCCGCATCAGCGGGTAACGACAGAGGGTAAAGCGATGGCAAAAGTTGTTCTGGTCTGGAATCCACAGAAGACAGAGTGTGTCGGTTTTTTAGAGCGAGAACCTGATGGTTCCACTTGGGATTGTGGATCAGATGGTGACGCGGAGCATGCAGCTGGCGGTATGAGATGGAATCCAGTTTCCACTCTCGCCGATAGCTTCAGGGAGCAATACGAAGACGTTGATGACGAATGTTTCATGCAGACCATTGAAGTTGATCAGTCATTAGCCGACGCGGTTGAAAGAGAAGAAGAAGATTAACCCGCTCCGGCGGGTTTTTTATTGGCCATACATAGGCAGATTTTCGAGTCTGCCCATTTATGACAACCGGCGGCCATCCACCGCCCATTAGCGCAGAAGTCTTGTATTAACCGTTCCGTTCGCCGCGATAAGGCCAAGAGGATTTATGAGTAAGAAAAATGACGGTGGCTACGCTTTCCCTATGGAGGCGACAGATGCCACAGCTTGGAGGGATTGCAATCAGGGAATGACGTTGCGCGACTACTTCGCGGCCAAGGCTATGCAGGGTCGATTAGCGAATCCTGACTGGTTGTGTAGCGATGACCGCACAGCAACCGAAGCGTACCAGATAGCTGACGCAATGCTTCGCGCCCGGGGGGCATCATGACAGTCACCCACAACGGCAAGCAGTACACCGTAAAGCGCTGTGCCATGAACGATAACGAATGGCGGCTAACGTCGCTAACCAACCCGCGGGAGCAGATCACTCTTAACCGCTGGCAGATGCATATCGCTGGCCTCCTGGAACAGGTTGAGGTGAAGGTATGATCAACCACTACGGCACCACCCCGCTCATTCGCCAGTGCGTCACGCCCGGCATGATGGCAATGCATGAAGGCCGCACCTATCGCGTTTCAGCAGTCATCCAGGAGCGAAAATGGGTATACCTGCACACCGATGCAGAAATCATCCGCCTCAGTGACTGCGTGATTGACGTTCTTCTGGACGGTCACGGCAACCCTATCCAGCACTAACCACCCTATTCAACCGATCGGCCTGGCATTACGCGGGCGAGATCTGCACATCCAAATTTCAGGAGAAACCATGAGCGAAGTAACGGACTTAGCTGTCATCGAAATCAAACCGGATCAGGCGCCAGCGCTTTACATCGCGGGTGGCCTTGATGCTTACCTCGAGCAAATCCGCCAGGCAGTAAACGAAGTGCCGGACCTGTCAACGAAGAAAGGCCGTGACCGTGTCGCCTCTCTGGCAGCGCAGGTGTCCCGCAGCAAGACGGCAATCGAAAAGCCGGGCCGTGAGTACCTGAAGCGCCTGAAAGAGGCTGTGCGTCCTGCTGAGGCGGAAATTAAGCGCTTCGTTGATGCCTGCGACGAGCTGCGCGATGCCACCCGCCGACCACTCACCGAATGGGAAGCAGAACAGGAACGCATCAAGGCTGAAGAAGCTATGAACGCGATGCACGATGAAGCGCTGGAGATGAACGAAGAGTTTGACCGCCAGCGCGCTGCGCAAATCGAAGCGGACCACGAAATGGCTCTTCTGATGAATGACAAGTTTGACCGCGATCGCGAAGAGCAGCGCCGTCTGGCGGAACAGGCCCAGCGTGAACACGAAGAACGCATTATGCGCGAAGCGGCAGAACAAGCCCGCCTCGATGCCGAAGCGAAGCACAAAGCAGAGATTGAAGCCGCAGCGCGCCGTGAAGCCGAAGAGAAAGCCCGCGCTGAACTAGCGGAGCGCCAGCGCATCGAAGCGGAACAGCGTGCGGCACGCGAGAAGCAGGAAGCAGAAGCGCGGGCGGAACGCGAAAAAGCCGCGGCGGTTGAGGCTGAGCGCCTGAAAGCAAAACAGGCCGAAGCAGTCCGCCTGGCTGAGCAGAAGCGCATCGCCGACGAACAGGCAAAACGTGAAGCTGATGTGAAGCACCGCAAGACGGTCGGCACCAACATCGTTAACGCGCTCACCAGCAACACCAGTTTAACCCGCGAACAGGCTATCGAAGTGCTTACCGCCCTGAAAGATGACCTGATCCCCTGCGCGAAAATTCATTACTGAGGCAACCATGAACGCATACCTCACTTACGACCGCATCGAAGATCGGCTCTGGGCTGAGCAGCAGCTCACCGACGAGAAGGAGAAGTGGATCGGCGACCGGGCGCAGCAAATCATCGACATGATGCCAAAAGATCCGTCCGGCCTCTTCCACTTCACGGTCCCGATCGACTCCAGCCCATACGAAGGACTTCGCAGCGATAAAGCTGGCGAGGCCTACAACGATTTCATTTCGGCAGTTGCTTACGCCCAGGCGGAATACGACTGGGAACACCGTACCGGCTGCCCGTTTTAATTTTTGAGGGGATTAACGATGGCAAACGAATTAACAATCACAGCGACGTCGCTTCAGGAGATAGGCGTCGACGTCTCCACCTGGAGCGCTCTGAAGAACAGCATCTACCCTGGCGCCAAAGACGAATCGGTAATGATGGCGCTTGATTACTGCCGCGCCCGCCAGCTGGATCCGTTGCTAAAACCTGTCCACCTCGTTCCGATGTACGTCAAAGACTCGAAAACAGGTAAAGGAGACTGGCGCGACGTGGTCATGCCGGGGATCGGGCTTTACCGCATTCAGGCAGACCGCTCCGGCGATTATGCCGGGGCTCGTGAGCCGGAGTTTGGTCCAGACGTAACTCAGACGCTTACTGGTGTTGAGGTGACCTTCCCTCAGTGGTGCAAATACACCGTTTATAAGCGCATGCCCAGCGGCGAAATCGTCGAGTTCAGCGCCAAAGAATACTGGATTGAAAACTACGCCACCGGCGGCCGCGACACCACGGCGCCGAACGCGATGTGGAAAAAGCGCCCGTATGGACAACTGGCGAAATGCGCAGAAGCCCAGGCATTGCGTAAGGCATGGCCTGAAATTGGACAGCAGCCTACCGCTGAAGAAATGGAAGGCAAATCACTGGACGTAGATATCCGTGACGTCACGCCCCGCAGCGCTACTGAAGCGCTTCCACCAGCCGCAAGCGAAGAAACGCTTCAGGCGATCACCGATCTCTTAACATCGCTGAATAAAGACTGGGAGCAAGACTTCCTCCCTGTGTGCAGCGACATCTTCAAGCGGCCAATTCTTGAGGCATCAGACCTCACTGAAGAAGAGGCACAGAAAGGGTTCAACTTCCTTCAGAAAAAAGCTAAGGCGGCAGCATGACACCAGAAATCATCCTGGACCGGACCGGCATTGACGTAACCACTATCCAACAGGGCGATGAGGCGTGGCACCGGCTACGCCTCGGCGTCATAACCGCCTCTGAGGTGCACAATGTCATTTCCAAGCCGCGCTCTGGCACCAAATGGACGGGAATGAAGATGTCCTACTTCCACACTTTGCTCGCCGAAGTATGCACCGGCGTCGCGCCAGAGGTTAACGCCAAGGCGCTGGCATGGGGAAAGCAGTACGAGGAAGACGCCCGCACCCTCTTTGAGTTCACCACCGACGTGAAAGTCACGGAGTCTCCGATCCTGTTCCGTGACGAGAGCATGCGCACCGCGTGCTCCCCTGACGGCCTTTGCAGTAACGATTTCGGCCTCGAATTGAAATGCCCGTTCACCTCCCGTGATTTCATGAAATTCCGCCTAGGCGGTTTTGAGGCCATTAAGTCCGAGTACATGGCCCAGGTGCAGTACAGCATGTGGGTGACCGGAAAAGACGCTTGGTTCTTTGCCAACTATGACCCGCGCATGAAGCGCGAAGGTATTCACCACGTCGTCGTTGAGCGGGATCCACAGTACATGACCGATTTCAACGAAATGGTTCCGGAGTTCATCGAGAAGATGGACGAGGCGCTGGCGGAGATCGGCTTCACGTTCGGGGAACAGTGGAAATGAAACGCACACCCTTCTATCGCCGGCCCGGGCGAACCGGGCAATTCTCCGGCCTCCGTGAGCGCGTTATATGGATGATTCAGACGCGCGGCCGCCCGGTCACCGGTAGTGAAATCGCTGAGAAGTTTGGCGTAACGCTCATCGAGTTTAACCGGGTCGCGAACGGCATCACCCGCGGCACCGGGCAGATAGCGCAGATAGTTGAGTCGGAGAAATGGCTCAACGAGGACGGCATCTGCGACCGGACTTTCGACCTGGTCACAAAGCCAAAGGTCGTAACACCGCAGGGTAAATCGCGGCTGTTCACCCGGCGCGCCATAGAGCAGTCGCAGGAAGGTAGGCGGCAGGAATGCATCGAACGTGCCGCCCGCCGTCGCCGCCTGATTGCTCAGGGCCTCTACATCGACGAAATGGAGTCCATCCTATGACTCACGCTCACGACGACATCAGGGTTGGCACACTGTGCCTTCCCTTCATTGGTAACGGCTGGCTAATGCCATGGGGTGAAGTGGTCAGCAATCCATTAAAGGCGCAGCGGCTCGCTGAGGAATATCGGGAAAGGCAG